ACCCTGAGATCGGAGATCAGTTAGATGACCTATTTAAACAAGGTGCATTTTCTAAAGAAATGTCCGACAAATTACAGCAAGTAAAAACGGATCATCCTAAACCAGAGTAAAACATGCCTTCAATTATCGAAGTAGATACTATAAAGAATAAAACAGGAACCCAGAACACTGTTTTGAGTACCGATGGTTCTGGGAATAACACGATTAGTGTTGCAAGCATAAAAGCCAACGATGGTACTGCTGGACTTACTATTGCTAATTCTACTGGACAAGTAACAGGAACTTTAGGATCGGCCACTGTTTTCCCTGCTGGTCACACCCTACAAAGGAAATTTTGGAATTCTACTATTAACCACGGAATTGCAGAAAATACAACAACAGTAATATATGATGGTGATTCTAACACCACTCTTCAGTTAACTGCATTAGGAGTAAATTCATTTTATTTAATAACTATTTGTTCTACGATGGTGGGTTGGTCGCAAGATCCATCTAGTAGTCCGGACAACGCAGACGATATGGATTTAGGTATACGAGTGCAGTATAATAAAGATAGTGCTGGCTTAACAGAATATCCAAATTGGGCAACCCATGCCCATAGATTTAATGGGGCAACTGTATGGAATACTAATGTTAATTATATATCCACAGATGGTTCGGCAGTAACATCTCCTGATAGCCCGTGGAATTCTATACCATTTCATCAGTCACATGGAGATGTAATTACATCTTCTATTGGTGCTGTTTTTAAATGGAAAATTTCTGTTTCCGCAGCTAATGCTACTGTTTTATGGAATAGGTCAAACGCAAGTGCCACCAATAATGTAGGACATTCCACAGTTATTGTAGAGGAGATTAAGCAATGAATAAGTCAAATCCATTAAGTATTTACGATGTAATAAATGATTATTTTAAAAAGGGGAAAATTAAAACATTTAGTATTGACCCAGTTATTGGTTTTTCTAGTTTAACTTATCAAGGAAAAGATGGATTTGTTTTACCATCAAAAGAAGACTTAGAAAAAGAGATCCCCGTTTTACAAGCATCTATTGATGCACAAGCCTACGCTAGATCAAGGGCCAAATCGTATGACCCAATCCCTGAACAGCTAGACCAAATCTACCACGATATAGATGGGTGGAAAGCTAAGATCAAAGCAGTAAAAGACAAGTATCCAAAGCCAACATGAGTGGACATCACTTTAACCCAGCGGATCAATACTATAACTATCCCACAACACAAGCAACAGAAGTTATGCCAGAAGTAAGCACATTATATCAGATGGTTATGGACTTAGGCATCCCTGCCTGTGTCATCATAGCTGCATTTTGGTTCATTAGATACCAAAGTGAACTAGCAAAAAAGGAACGAGAAGAGTTCTGGAAGAAAGACGAAGAGCACGATAGTAGACTCTTGGATATGATTGAGAGATCCTCAGATGCTATTCTTCAGATCAAGCTGGCATTGGAAGCCAATACTCAAGCAATTAAAGAAATTACAAGTAGAAAGTAATGGAAACAGTAACAGAAAAAACAACTGTAAAGAATGGTGGGAAACCAAAGGATGACCCACATATACAGCTTATGAAACTTAGATTTTGGGCAAGGTTTCTTATATCGTTACTTGCCTTCGGTCTTTTTGGATGGTTAGTATTCACAATGGTGAACAAACCTGATGAACTAGCTCAATCTTCTAAAGACCTTATTAACCTGGCCTTCGGTGCATTTCTACCCATCATAGGTATGTTGGGAAAACATTGGTTTGAAGTAGCACACGATGAGCCTGAACATACTCCTAAACCCCCTAAACCTGAAGAAGAAGATGATTCCAGCATTACTCCTTAATGTAATTCAATCGTTAGTTGTAGACCAAGCACAATCATTAGCCAAAGAACACGTAGCTAAAGTTATGGAAGATAACCTTAGTGAAGACCAAATGAAAATGATTGATGCAGTGGTAGATGAAATGCCTGAAAATAGTTTTAAGTCTGTAAAGGATTTTCTTGGATAACGAAAAGAAAATACCATTTTGTCCAAAATGTCATAGTTACCCCTGTGCATGTGATGACAACATTTAATCCTATTATAACTACATTAGGAGGTTTAGTAATCTTCTACATAGGATTAAAAATGTTTGCTGGTGGTATGAAAGCTATGGGCAACATTGAGCACCTACAGTATTTCATGGGTAATCCTTATTGGATGTTCCTTGGTGGTATTGTGTGTACATTGCTTTGGCAATCTAGTTCACTCAGCACTACTGCTATCGTAGGTTTGGTAGCCAGTGGTGCATTACCACTACCCTCTGCTATAGCTGCTGTATTAGGTGCTAACATAGGTACTACGGGTACAATCTGGCTTGCTGGTATAATGTTATCTGAAGGAATACCCACAGGTACGACAAGACATATAGCACTTGTGCATACAGGTGTTAATATGTTTATGGCAATTACTCTTCTACCCTTTATTCAACCAATAGCTAGATTTATATCTAAATTTTAAAAAATGAAACTAAGTAAAAACTTTAGTCTCAAAGAGTTGACTAAAAGTCAAACTGCTATGCGACACGGGATTGACAACAATCCTAACAAAGAGCAGATGATTAACCTTGTTGTCTTAACAAACTGTGTACTACAACCTATCCGTGATGAACATGGTAGAGTCGATATTAATTCTGGGCTACGTGTACTTGAGTTAAATCAAAAGATAGGAAGTAGCGATAATTCACAGCACGTTCTAGGTATGGCCGCAGATATCGAATGTCCTGCTGTAGATAACTTTGAGTTAGCCAAATGGATTAACAACAACTTGGACTTTGATCAATTGATTCTTGAGTTCTATACTGCTGGTGAACCTACAAGTGGATGGGTTCATGTATCATATAATCGTGATGGAAGCAACAGAAAAAAAGCAATGACTGCTGTAAAAAATAACGGAAAGACTGTATACCAAGAAGGATTACATGGGTGACCAGTGGGAAGAAGGTAGACGACAATTAAAAATCAGTAGAGCACGACTAGCTAAAAGAAAGTTGGCGGACTCAGCAAAAGAAGTCCTTAAAACAACAAATCTAGGTCGGACAACTATAGCAAATGCAAGGGCTGTTACAGGACGTACTGCAAATATTCCTGTAAAGAATATGAAAACGTCAATGGCTTTAGAAAGACCAAAGACACCTACACAAAAAGTAGTATCTAAAATAACTTCTTTTGGTAAAGGAGCACTTAAAATAGCTACACCATTAGTTGTAGCACAGTCAGCATATAGTTTATTTGGTCCTGAAGGACTTGTAAACCAAACTTTTAATGAAGCTGTAGAGCACGGGAAAAAACGTGGTAAACGTCACAGACGGAAAGCTCAAATACCTAAAGCAAAACATGCTAGTAAAATTATAGATTCGGCTGTTCCTGTAAATGTGCAAATGAAAATAATGGCTAATGTTCCCCCGCCTACCAAGAAAAACCGAGAAACAATGGATAGATGGTATAATAGTAATAGCAAAATAAACAGAGGAAATACTTGGGGCCGTAACAGGAATTATAAAAAATCCTATGAAAATTATCAATCAAGACTTCGTAGAGGGGAAGTAACACCTTTTTAAAATATAATAACATGTCTTCAACACACGAAACACTATCCACACTCCATACCGCAGTAGCTCAAGAGTTACTAGATCGTATTAAGAGTGGTGAAGCTAAACCAGCAGATCTCGCAGTTGCCGTAAAGTTTCTCAAAGATAATAACATTGAGTCACTTCCAGTTGACAATACTCCATTTAAAAGTTTGATTGACGCTATACCTTTTCCAACACACGATGAAACGAGAATCTCTTAAACAACGAGAACAGAGAATTAGTTATCAACAATCAATGGGTATGAGAGAACGTAACATGGTTGACAATATATGCGAAGAGTGTAACCAAGATCCTTGCGTTTGTAAAGAAAAGAAATTAATAGAAATAAGAGGAGGTCAGTAGTGTCTCTATTACGTACACTATTAAAACAACACGATTTAACTCCAGATGATATTAAAAAGTTAAAACAGATAACTCCTAAGATAGAGAATATTTCAAGGCAGAATAAAGTTTTAACAGCTTTAAAAACTAAAGATTCGTCTATTGACATTAAGAAAGTACAAAGCATTATGAATAAATATATAAAAAAGAAGCCTGTCAAGCACGGATTGAAAATAAAAAAGAAAGAATGATAAAGTATATATTAATTCATACAGCCCTTATAGCGGCTCTTTTATTTCCCAATACTACGTTAGGTATTAAAACCAAGGGTTCCTTTACGACACAGCAGATTAGAATGCTCTGGATGGGGTGTTATCAAGGAGCCAACATGAAGAGTCCTCAGTCACCCCAGGTCAATGGAATGGTGTGTGATTGTATCTTAGATAAAACCAGAGAACTATATACCTACGATGATATACAGAAAAAGTCAGGTAAACCCATGCAAGACGAATATAGCAGGTTAGCTGATGTTTGTATTAATGAACTTGGGTTAAGACCTAATCCAGAATTAAGTATATAGTTATTCATACAACGGACGGAATTAAAAGATTATGATAGCAGATGAACTGAGAGACTTCCGCAACTTTCTTTTTGTTGTGTGGAAGCATCTGAACCTTCCAGAGCCTACTCCAGTTCAGTATGATATGGCAGCATATATACAATCTGATGTTAAACGTAGTGTTATTGAAGCTTTCCGTGGTGTAGGCAAGAGTTATATTACAAGTGCCTATTGTTGCCACACGTTATTGTTGGACCCACAAAAGAAGATACTGGTAGTCAGTGCCAGTAAAATCCGTGCGGATGACTTTTCTACTTTCACGCAACGGCTGATAAACGAAATGCCTCTCCTTGCCCATCTCCGTCCAAGGGAGGGGCAACGTATGTCAAAAATATCTTTTGATGTGGGTCCGACTAAAGCCTCCCACAGTCCTTCTGTAAAGTCTGTAGGCATCACAGGTCAGTTAGCTGGTAGTCGTGCTGATCTTATCGTAGCTGATGATATAGAGATTCCTAACAACTCTGCTACTCAAACTATGAGAGACAAGATCTCTGAAGCAGTAAAGGAATTTGATGCTATACTAAAACCAGACGGACGTATTATGTACTTAGGTACTCCTCAAACAGAAATGAGTCTATACGAATTGTTACCTGAACGGGGATACCAAGTTCGTATATGGCCTGCCCGATACCCTACAGAAAAACAAAGAGAAAAATACCACAACCGATTAGCTGGTATTGTAGCGGATACTCTTGATCGTACTCCTGAGTGTGTCAATGAACCTATAGACCCAAAACGCTTCAACGACGAGGATCTCTTAGAAAGAGAACTATCTTATGGTCGTTCAGGATTCAGCCTACAGTTCATGCTCGACACATCTCTCAGTGATGCAGATAGGTATCCGCTAAAGTTATCAGATCTTATTATAATGGATGTTGATAACGACAAAGCACCAGAAAAACTTATATGGACTAAGAGTACTGAGAAACGTATTACAGATCTTCCTAATGTCGGTCTGCCTGGAGATCACTATCATGAACCCTTAGAGGTTGTTGGAGATTGGATAAATTATACTGGCAGTATTATGACCATAGATCCTGCTGGTAGAGGACAAGATGAGACAGCCTTTGCTGTAGTAAAGATGCTTAATGGTAATCTCTATGTTATAGACTGTGGTGGACTCCAAGGAGGCTATAACAAGGATGTACTTATGTCATTAGCAGTTCTTGCTAAGAAATATAAAGTTAATGAGATCAGAGTAGAAAGTAACTTTGGTGATGGTATGTTCAGTGAACTATTTAAACCATACCTTACTAAGATATATCCTGTTACTATAGAAGAAGTAAGATCTACTACACAGAAAGAGAAAAGAATAGTTAGTTACTTAGAACCAGTAATGAATCAACATAGACTTATAGTAAACAAGAGTATCATATCTACTGACTATAAGTCAACACAAAAGTACCCAGCAGATAAAGCTACTCGATATATGTTGTTCTATCAGATGTCAAGACTAACACAGGAACGTGGTGCGTTAGCTCATGATGATAGATTAGATGCTCTTTCTATGGCAGTCCAATACTGGACTGATCAAATGGCAGTAGATGCTGATAAGAAGATAGTAGAACGAAAAGATGATCTTTTGTTTAAAGAGTTAGACCACATGGCTAACTACGTGGTGGGTAAAGAGCGATTCCAAGTTTCTAGTAATAACTGGTTAAATGTTTAGAAAAAAAATATGAAACCTTAAGCGATAACCACAAACTAAAGTTTACCCCATGCCGCCAACCTGTGGTTCCTTAAATCTAACATATAAGTGGGCGGTGTATAACCATAAGTTAGTCTTATATAAGACATAAGACATACGATAAAAGAATATCTTTTATTCATATATAATATATCTGTTTTTTTTCTTTGATAAACTATATCCATAATCAAACTCAAAGTTTCCCAAACTATTTTCGTTAATAATATCAGTAGTTTAGCTCTAAGTATCTGATTTTATTGATGAAAATAGTTCTTTTTTTCTCTTTGGTTCATGCCATACTCTTATCCAAGACATTAAACAAAAGGTTTACTCAAATAAACTTTAAGTTTGACATTCTATTTTAAACAATTTAATTTATTCATTAAGATATTCAATTGATTCAGCAATCGGAAAAGATCGGAAATCAATTAAAAATATATCTTGACAATAAATTTTATTTCATGTTAAAATATACTTAGTTAAACATAAAGTATCTTGAATTGATCTTAAGTTTAACTTTTGGTTTGCTCTTTGATAAACTAAAGTTTTATACTATTTAGTATATAACTATATAGTATAAGACTAGATACTAAGGTTTTCTTATGAAACGTAAAGAAAAGCCTTTGGATCTACCTAGAGAACTAGGCATTAAGATTTCAGGTGTCTACAATATGGGACGTAGAGGTTCTGAAATCAGGAATGCTAGGCTTTATAGTTCAGCTTCTAGGGCAAGACAACACAAAAATCTAGTTGTAGGTAGGGATTCTACTGAGCCTAGAAGAATCTCAGCTAAAACTGGACAAGTGATAGAATCGTCTTGCGGATTAGATCCTAATATGGCAACCTATTAATTGTATAGTCCTATAAGTGCATCGATGTTAGGATGCACTTGTGGATACTATGCAATAATGCTAGTATCATTTTAGTTCTTTGATAATCTAATCTGGAGATTGAATATGTATATTCAAACACTGAAGGCGTTACGTGGTCAAAACATTCCAATGTCAGCCTTTGAGGAATTAAGGGCTGGTCAATGGGTATTCCTTGGAAACGATGGTACTGCTAAGTATAAAGCAGTCTACATTGGAAAGGTAAATCGTAGTGGTGAACACGTATTCTGTGAGCATGAAGGTGAAAGACCTGTCCAGTTCGGCAAGAAACTCAAAGTTTTCTATGAGTACCTTAAAGAAATGAATGGTCCAGGCCAGAAGATGCCTAATCTTTTGGATCACTTGATGTCCATCACAGAAAACCACAGGATTGCCGCATGAATGTAAAAGCTACCGAACGCAGACTCAGAGCTACTGTCCGTAATATGCAACAACTTGCTATTTACAAGGCAGTAGACCTTGAGAGATTAGACAGACGATTGATTCCTGTACTAGGGGACAAGATCGCTAAGTGTGAGGCTACAATAGCCAACACGAAAGTAAAACTCAGGGGTATTGGTAATGTCCATGATGTTACCATACCACAGTATGATATGAGTTGACACTTTAGGTAGACTATGGCAACATGGTCTACCATGAGTATCAACACTAGCATGACAGATACCTTGAAGGTCAGCCCATGTTATGAGATACTATCACAGTAGACCAGAGTTGGTCTACTAGGTCTGTTCTTTGACAACCTAATATGACGGAGTTGGATATGTTCAAAACGCATAATCCACAGGTTCGTCAGTTTGCACAGTTTAGTCCTGAAAATATGGAGCAAGTCTTTGCTTTCATTCAGGCCAGTATCCGTGAGGGTACGTACAAACTGTATGAAATGATGGCATTGTGGAGACAACTTGGATTGAGTTATGATCGACTGACATGGGGCAACAAGGGTGATGCCATGAAACACATTGACAGTCATCGCAATGAAATCTACAAGGACATTATGAAGGCTATCCGTTCACGAAAACATGTGACGCATAAGATCATTGACATCGTGTCGGATATTCCAGGCTTTGGTGTACCGAAAGCAGGATTCGCTAGTCAACTCATACATGGTAGTGGTGGATGTCTTGATGTCCACAACAAAAAGATGTATGGGATAACGGACAACTTTGATGTGAACAAGGTTAGTCCACAACTCAAGGCTAAACGTATTGACAATTACGTTATAGTCTGTAACAATTTAGGTGGTGCTAGGAAACTTTGGGATGTATGGTGTACGTTTGTAGCCAACAAGTATCCCAAACATTTTGAATCGCCAGAGGTAGTCAGCAAGTTACACGTTGACTGCTTGTACTGGCCTATCGTAAAAGTAGATAATGAACGAACACAAAACAATAGTTGAGTACAAGTCAGCCAGTAAAGGTTGGATTAATATCGAGGACATGGCACAGGAACACCTTGTTAATGTGATCAAGAAGTCCTTGAGGGAACAGAAGGTTGCCCGATTTCGACAGGTAAATAGTGTCGAGTTTGTATTGCAACCTGATGTAGCCACAGAACAACTCAACCTACGTCTGGTAGGCTAGACTTGTGGATGACTTGAAGATAGATCGTGGGAAACTAAGTGATGAGGACATCGAAGATGCAGAGCAAAAGACTCACGATCTACTGTTGAAGTTCTTCGGTGTCATACATGAAGTAATACAGGATGACAACCCTGATTTGTCAGACTCGGATAAGTACACGATAGTACGTGACATCCATGAATCAATAGGTGTAGCCATGACTATGATTGCTAACGATCTGGAGATCAAGGCTACTGGAAAGATGGTGAACTGACTATGATGAAACCTATATACCATCTATACTTTGGATTAGTTATCTTGACAATACTAATATCTACAAGTATAATGGTTTTAAAACTAAGGGATATAATGTGGAAGACTAGAGTTATCCACAGTAAGATAGATACTATACGCATGATGAATGAAATTATTCTACTGGAGAACGATGGGTATTCTAAACAGAGGTTCACAAAGACATCGAGACAGAACCAAATACCACAGACCCAGTAGCCAGAAAGAACTGGCCCAGATACATAGACAAAACTTTAGGCTACTACCACACCACAACTACTTAGTTGGTGTGAGTATACGTCTACAACATGAACATTCAGTGGATCTTGTATCGGTCCACTACAATCGTAAACTATTAGACGGAATAGTAAGAGATGTTATCACCAAGAGAACAACAAGGTCTGTTCACACTTCTTGATCTGTCCCTGCGACAGACTATCGAAGGGTTACAGGCTACGCTTAACACGATAGACCAGTACAAAAGAGGTGAAGTTCGTTTGCCTGAAGCCCAAGAGAAACTTGCGAATGCAAAGGACATGTATCACCAATGAAATTAGATTTAAACAAAATAATAATTGCTACTGACTTTGTTAAAGAGTCAGCAGAGGAACTAGGGTATGAAATGGTAGATACTTTAGAGCAACTTCTTGATGAAGTAACTTCTTTAGCAATGGAAAAATTAGAAGAAGAGTAAGAACACGGGTGAGTATCCAAATGTAAAAGGAACCTGACTGTAAATCAGGCGTGTGCACACACATGTAGGTTAAAATCCTACCTCACCCACCAGATAGGGGCATGGGAGGCATCCCATACGGACCAGAGTATCCGTTCATTGTTACTCTGCGTGACAGGTACGATCAGTTGCCTTTGAGGATTGAATGATCAACTTTCCGAGCTTTCCGTAAGCCCCTTCAGAACTGATTCAAAAGACCTGTCGCACTGCTAATTAGATGCGATAGCCAAGGTTGAAATACCAGAGTCAGGGTTTGTTGCATCCCAGTATGGTGAGGTGTACCAGACTTAATCAAAAACCCATACAAACCGAGGGCATCAAGTGATCGGGCTTGCTCTGCCCTCACCACTAAGGATGACTATGAGTACCAAGAAATATATTCATGTCAATCAGCATAAGATCAAGGCAAATCGAAAAGATTTCTTTGCTAATAATCCTGTCTTGACAGTGAAAGATTATAAGAGTAATGTGTATTGTAATGAACTTGAAATCTTGGATGATGCAGGACACGTAGTAGCCAAGGTAATATACAGACCAGAGAAACCATTGTCCTGTGGAGCAGAGGTCTGGATAGAAACTCATAGAGAGGTACGCTTATGTTCGTAAAGAATGTCTATATAACTATATGGGATTTTGCTGACAGTGATGAAGGTGAAGAGGTAGCTAAATTAAAATTTAAATACCTTGACCTTGACACAATAGAACAAGTAGTATATACTATTGTAGAAGAATCAGATGCACTCTTTGATGATTCAATCAAAGTAGAAGTAAACTTTAATTATTACCCAGTACATACAGTTAATGAGTCTCATTGAAGAGCAACTTAAAATAGAGCAGGAGTCGATAGACTTTGGTATCGACCACTATCGTAAACAGGTAGCTGAGGCCAAGCAGATGAGC